TTTGGAACCGATCCACCGCCCAGGCTTGGCGTCGGTGAAATCGTACTGATGTTGAAATACGTATATGCCGAAAGATCCAAGAAATTCTGAGTGTCTGTTTTTAAAAAAAGACCTGAACCCTGAATGGTTCCGTAAAGGTTCCTGCCATCAAAAGCCAATTGCATTGCTGAAACAGAGAGTGAAGAAACCCCTGTAATGTCAAACCATGTTTTCGGAGCACCTGTGCCTGGAAACGAAAGAAAGTCATATGAGGACCACTGACCGATAGGTTTCGTCGTGTCATAACGAACAGTTATTGGATTGTAACTATTTGGATTACCCAAAGGGTACTCAAAAACTTGGGGAGCCGGTTGACCATTCGACGTGTACGTGTATGCGACGTTTGCAGTCAAGAATATGTTCGAGAGAACCTTTGTTTCACTCGTAATCGTGACTGTTTTTGTCGTTCCTCCAAAATTAGGAGTGATGTTTGTCATCCAGTTTATCGCGGCTGTATTTTCTGAAGGAATGAGTTGTGGAGTTGCGATGTTGTACACTTTGTAGGTTGCGACGATGTTCGCAAACGCGGCTTCGGGTGTACACGAAATGAACGTCGCGACGTTACTTCCAGTCAATGGAACACTGGTCGTCGTATAAAAACCGGGCAAGTTAAATACAGGTACTACTGATGAATACAATATATTTACAGTCACATTTATATCAGAACCCACCTTTGTTTCACCTGTTATAGTGACCGACGTCGGCGTGTACTGTGGTGTTATTCCAAGACTGCTTGTTGTCACGAAATTCACCAGGGCGACATTATCACTGGCGATGAGTTGAGGTGTTGAAATACTCAATACTTGATAGACGAGATTGAGCGTTTGTGTGAAAGTACGCCCGTTTCCACCATTCCCTGGCATGTATGTGTATGTAGTAGCCGTGTTACTTCCGAATGTCACATTTCGAATCGCAGTTTTCAAGTAAAGATATCGAGCATCAGCCGTAAAATCGCCTATAATAATATTTCCTTCGTACAAGTTGGGAAAAAACACAGCACCTTGTGTTGCCGTCGCAGTTCCTGTAAGCATATCAGCCACAGGAACACTTCGAACGTAATTGGAACTTGATGTTGCTATATACATCGTTCCACCGATGAAATACGGTCTGAATGGACCACCTTGATGAAATTCTGGATCGTACCAATAGACCCATGAGGATGCATCCCCTTGTGGTTTGGTCGTGTCGTAAAAGTAGTATCGTTGACGATACGCATTGATAGGATCATTTATGACATATACGATCCATTGTTTGTAAAAGTTTGTATGATAGACACGAAGATCTTCAGGAAGTCCGAGGACAGTCTTGATGTTTGTGTTCGTGTACGACCCTCCGTCAGTCAGACTCTTTGTCGTGATGAGCGTCTGTGGAAGGTTTTCAAACTTTTCGTACTCGATTTCAATCTGAACATCCTGGTTATAAATCGCTTTCATGTTCAGTTTGTCTGTGTTGAATGTCAGGCGTGTGTAGTACTCTCGGGGTGCGTACACCTGCGACGTGTCACCCTTCCCCTCGAGAATCGCAAGACCCGTCTGGTTTTCGTAGGCGACGCCGAGGTCATCCTCGATGATTAATCGTTCGCTCGTGAGTCTATCGATCGTCTGCCCACCGACGAGAAGCGTCGCGCTCTTGACCAGCCTGCATGCGACTGAATCGACATACGAAAACCCGACTCCTGGAGGTGGTGTGAAACCACGGATCCACCCCGCCTGAAAAAGCGTAAAAGGGGCTGTAACGACACCGTTCACGAACCTGTACGCCTTGTAGCCCCCGGATGTCACGAAATCAAACGACCGTGGATCAAACCCCCAAAAAACACCGCTCATGTCATCTGTAAAATAAATGTAATCGTACACCGTCGATGTGAACACAAACTTGAATAATGACGAGTCATACGCGACGTTTATGTTTGAATACCCTACGAAATTCGTCGCCCAAGCAGCCTGGAACTGTGTGTTAAAGTACCCGATAAAGTCTCCTGGCTGGATAGCGATGGTTCCGTCTGGGACATACACAGCGCCATACACCTGGTCGGTGTACAAAGGGTACACATATCCTGGTCCTAGGGGTTGATACAACGTTGGCAAGACTGACCGAACCGTGAACCGTTTCGAAAAGTCACCCTTCGTTGGCAACGTACACGTCGCAGAATCACCGTAGTACACTGCACTTTGGTCAAAGGGAACTTCGTACGAGTATGCCATGAAGTTGTTTGGTTTCTTGTAATTAACCTCAAAGTACGTCCTATCTGGGTTGTCTGACAGCCACTGGTCTTCTTGACCATGTCCAGCCAGCAAAATTTGTGATGCTGACATACTACTCTACACCAAGAAAACATCCAGCGCGTCTTTCACGTGTGTAAAAAATCCAGTACACCATTAGGAAATGACCAATCTACAGCTCAAAAAGTTTGATCCGAGCAAGATTGGCGACGACAAGGTGTGCGTGTTCATCGGCAAGCGCGGCACGGGCAAGTCAACACTCGTCACAGACATCATGTACCACAAGCGACACCTGCCCGTCGGTATCGTCATGTCTGGTACAGAGGACGGCAACCACTACTACAAGCAGTTCATCCCCGACCTGTTCATCTACGGTGATTACAAGCGCGACGCCATCGAAAAGGTTCTCGATCGCCAGAGGCGAATCGTATCAGCCGGTGGAAAGTCGAGCGCCTTTTTGCTTTTGGACGATTGCATGTACGACAAGGCGTTCATGAAAGACACATGCATCAGGCAATGTTTCATGAACGGGCGTCACTGGAAAATCTTCTTTTTGCTGACGATGCAGTACTGTATGGACTTGACGCCTGACCTGCGCGCCAACGTCGATTACGTATTTGTCCTCCGTGAGAATGTGATTCAGAATCGCGAGCGCCTGTACAAGGCGTTCTTCGGCGTCTTCCCGACGTTTGACATGTTTTGTCAGGTGATGAACGCCTGTACTGAAAACTACGAGTGCCTCGTCCTCGATAACACGAGCAAATCCAACAAGATTGAGGATTGCGTCTATTACTACAAGGCGCCTATCCGTAAGGGGTTTCGAATCGGATCCGAGGCTATGTGGCAGTACCACCAGAAGAACTACAACCCGAAGCACGTCGCAGCACCACTGATCACGTCTGGAACACCAGCTGGAAGTGCACGGCGTCCAGGAATCACTGTGAAGAAGGTCTAAACTCGTCTCCGCCGCAGGTGGAGACACTGTCGCGCCCCTTGTTCGTCTCCGTATGTCACTGCTTCGTGTCTCCCCCGTTGGACTGATCGCGCCCCCTCGACGTAAAAGAATTCACGCGCAGCAATAGATGATTATCGAGAATCTTGATTTCAACGGATCGAGTGATATACTGCAGTACATTCCTCAGGTGGACACCGAGAAGCCGGTCCAGCAGCAGAGTTCTTTCGGTGTTCCAGATGAACTTCAGCCGGTGTACCAGACGCGTTCGATCGACCAACCCGAGTTATTTAAAGCCGAAATAAAACCTCCTCAAATAGAAATGGATTTCTCGACATCAATCGCCGACATCGTACCGAGCGCCGATTTCGACTCTGCCCCAACCATGGGCGGCCCGTACAAGAACCCGCAGAACAACAGAGTGGCGGCGCTGAGCCTGGACAATGCGTCCGCCGGTCCAGCTTCGTCGTCCTCTTCAAAGAACCCATTTGGTCTGACTGATGAGCAGTTGAATGCGGCGATTGCAGGCATTGCCGCAGTCGCTGCATTCTCCAAGCCGATTCAGAACAAATTGGCGGATCTGATTCCTAAATTTATGAGCGACGCAGGTGACCTGTCAGCGACGGGCATGCTCGCCACCGCATTCATCGCGGCTGTTATTTTTTTCATTGTCCACAAATTCGCCAAGCCTCCTCAGAAAAAGTAAGTAACCATTTTGTTACCTAATTGGAATAGAGGAGCCCACCCATTCCGTCTTTAATGCGCAGGACATTGTAGTTCATCGCGTAAAAGTAGCGACCGTTGCCGCCAGCCAGAGTGCTCAGTGAGACGCCAGCGGGTGCGACGATGCGGAACGTATCGATGCGTG